TCATCTTCGGTAGCAAATTCGCTAACAAAGTTTGTTCTTGAGTCTATTACTGTTCTTCTTGCCATTTTAAAAAAGAGGGGCGATTAAGCGCCCCCCTTAATTAAACTTATGATGTTGATAAGTCGTACACAGCACCATGAGCAGCTTCGTTGCTCACTTCTAAACCATATTCGACAACTATCATTTTAGTTTCAGCATCACCAATAGTTGAGATGTCGATAGTTTCAAAATCTCTAAGATAAGAAACTTTTGCATACTCAGGGTCTAATAGTAAGGCAGTTCTACCTCTACTTCTGTTTGAAGGAACTACTTGTAGTTCTCCAAAATCGCCAGAGTAGATAGATACAGATGCTTCAATAGTATTAGCATCTACAAACTGTCTAGCTGAACTTCTGCCAGTAAAACCAGATACAACTGATTTTACATGAGGGCCAACAACTAATAATGATGGCTCTCCACCATTAGTGAAACAAGACTGTTGAACAGTCTTAACAAGAGCTTCAGTTATAGCTCTTTGCGTTCCATTAGTAGTAGCTGCACCACTACCGCCATAAACACCATTAGTACCGATAGACTTGTTAGTAGTGATCCAAGTTTCTAAACCACCTGTTTGCCTAGCAGTAGTAGCGTTACCGGCTGCTTTTGCGTTGTTTTGAGTTAAGGCTTCTTCCATATCTCTTTTCAACGCTTTAGCCATAAGAGCTAATTGATGCGCCATTTCACTTCTTTTGCCTGCTGCATCAGAAGCATTTTGTGAGCCTGTAACTGTTGCATCTCTGCTTGAAATCATACAGATATTGCTCACTCTAGTTGTAGCAGTCGAAGCTGCTCTTGAAAGTTCAAAACCTTCAAGTTTTCCAGTTGCACTTGGAGTTGGCAAAGATTCTACTTGCCAATCAAACTGCACATTACTTACGTTATTTCTTCCTATTGCACTCATTACCGGAGTTGCTGTTGGAGAGATGTTATAAATAACATCGCTTAATTCTTCTCTGTCAGCAGTCGCAGTATAAGTATCAAAGGCATTTGTAACTTTAGCCATTTTTCATACTCCTCTAGCTTTCGCTAGAAATTAAATTAAATTTTCAAAAACTTTAGCCGCATCTTGGACTTTGCCAGATTTAGCTAACCTCTGTTTAGACTGTTTTAAAGGAGTTGATTTTCTAACTTGATTTGCAGTTCCAGGCCTAGCTACTCTGGCTGCAGATTTTTGTGTTGGTTTTTTCTTTGTTGCTTTTACAGTTTTATCATGCAACCAAGAATTTCTTAAACCTAATAAAATTCTGTAGTCATAAACCTGATCCATTTCTTCTGCTGTGAAACCTAATGAGTTAATAGCATAATCCCTAATAGCTATCTTTTCAGAATTAGCTTTTTCGGTATCTTTCCATTCCGGAACTTTTTTTAATAACTCCTGGTTGCCGAACTGAATAAATTGCTCTATTTGTTCTCGCTGTTTTGCAATTTCATCATCTTTGAGTCTTTGCTGTTCAGCTTTTGTAGCTTCCAGTTGTTTCTTTTTTTCGTTCCAAACATCTTTTTCACGAACATAAGCTATGGGATCATTTTCATATAGCTGTTTCCAATCAGGCTCTTTGCCTAATTCGGCTTCTAAACTAGCTTCAAGTTTAGGTAATAAATCCCTATAAACTTCGTCTTTTTGCGATAACTCTGCTTGTTGGCTTTCAATTTCTTTACGTTGATTAGCCAATTCTTGAGTCTTGCGTGTATAGTCTTGCTGACGACTGTAGCCATTTTGGAGTTCTTCGAGGGTAACTTGAGTTTCTATACCATTTTGTTTGACAGTATAAAGCTCAGGTTGTTCGCTCTCCTCATGCTCTACTTGATCTTCTATTGACTCGTCTTGATCTTCTTCAAGAACTTCTTCATCTGTTTCTTCGATTTCTTCAGTAGCTTCTAATTCAACTTCTGTTTCCTCAGTTACTTCTTCAGTTTCTTCTACAGCTTCTTCAACAAACTCTTCATTTTCTTCAACTGGTGCTTCTTCTTCAGGAGTCAGTAAGTTAGAAAATGCTTGTTCTGCCTGTTGTAAATTAGTTTGTAATGCAGTCGGTTTTTCCGGTGTTGCCATGTTTTTACCTCATATAGTAAATAATGTTCAAATTTTACTCTAAAAGACCAGGAAAGCTCAAGAATTATTATCTAGTTATGCTTCTTATCTTGTCTAATTGAGTTTTAGTTATTCTGCCTTTTTCAATAATAATCCTTAGATGTTTTTCTACTTCTGGCAAAATTCTGATAGCTTTGTGTAAATCTTCTCTAAAACTGCTATCAGCTTCAGAGGAGTTTTCCCACTTTTGCATATATTCTTCTTTGAGGTGCGCAACAGCTTTTTTAAATACCTCGCTATTTAAAATAACTTCTGCTTCATTGGCTTCTAAAATTTCTTTTTGTGATGGCATAATTTATGAGATAGCTTGATAAATGACTTCTTGCAATAAAAAACCAGTAACTCCTAAAAATATTGTTAAAACAAATATTAGTGTGTTTCTTATAGTTTTATTAACTGAAGTAATGGCGTTTTCAATAGCTTCTAAACGCCTATAGTTTTCTTTCCAACGCTGTTCACAAGCAGCTTCGTGAGAACTCAAACGCTTATCTATTTCTGCTACAGTTGCTCTTGCCATTTAATAACTCCAAACAGTAGGTCTTGGTCTTTCTTCTGAATGATCTGCAATATCCAAGTGAATAAACCTACTATTACCTTTTTGATTAACACCAATACCTGTAAAACCATATTCTTTTGCATAAGTAATGATTTTATATGCTTCCACACCACGACACAATATATCGACTGCAAGGCCTGTACTATGTGTACCAGGTTTAGATTTTTTTGCTTCAATGGGATGTTCTGGACAACGATAGCCAGAACTAACTACAAAAGAAAAATTTAAAAAAGTTCTAAGAGCTTGTAGCCTATTTAATAGTTCTTCTTTGATACCTTCTTTACCACAATGCTGACAAGCAAATTCTTCTGGCTTAAAATTTTTATAAAGTTCCCAATTCATCTGCAAACATTATTTTTTCTGCCATGATATATTCGCCAACAACAACCAAGTCTTTATTCATTTCTTTTGCTTTAATTTTTGCTTCTGCATAAGTATCAGCATGAACTAAAGGGCCTTCAAATACTCTTACGCTTTTATCAGATAAAACTGCCGGAATTTCTGTTATGAACATCGTCATTTAGTATCTGTGCGTTTTAATTTATCGTAAGACCTCAAACCTGACATACCTAGCAAAGCCATAAGAATTGCAGATAATTGTGAAAAATCAAACTCAGGCATTTCAATTTGAAAGCCAGAAGTTTTTATGATTACTTCTAAAATTGGTGCAAGAATAAAATGATAACCAAGTGCAAAACTGCAAATCCAACCAACAGAAGGTCGCCAATTTCGTTGAAATGGAGAGCCTTTTGCTTCTATTTTATTTACTTCAATTTGTGCCAGGTTTGCTTGATGAAATAAAGTAGCAAGTTCGTGATCTAGTTGCGCTTGTAAATCTTTATCTTTTACAAACTTGCCTACTATATCGCTGACAGGTTTTATTAATTTATCAAACATCTCTTTCTACAGTTTCTAAATCAGAAATAAACTCTACAAAACCGCTATTTCCGCCTATTAATAAATTATTTTTTTTCTCGCAGTTAAGCAATTTTTCTTGATAAATTTTATTTCTTTTTTCTTCTGAGTCGTAATAGTCTTGAGAAACAGTTTTTGTAGTTTCTAAAATTTTATAAAATTTTTGTTCTGACTCCTCAACAATAACTTCTTCGTGATGTAGTCCTTCTTCGCCCTCTTTGTAATAAAAGTTTGCTTCTTTAATTTTAAAAATTTTAGTCGTCATCTTTACCCTCTAATATTTTTTGTAGTTTCATAGCTTTTTCATGCGCTGAATCAGCGTGTAAATCTTTATCAACTATTTTCTCTAATTTTAAACTTTCTATCTTAGTATTGCTAATATAACGCCAAGTATAACCATCTTTTGAATATACACCAAAAACAGTTGTTCCCATCCCTATTTTGATAATCATGGCTTGTTCGCCATCTAATAAGACCTTATCGCCTTCTTTAAATTGTGAGTTTAGTTTGAATTTAAGACCTTTGATGAATGATACTGAATAGTCTTTGAGAGCAAGTCCACCTAAGACACTTGCCAATAATAGAGATGCTTCGACATAATATTGCTCAAAATCCACTTGTCTTAACCATGAGTTTTTTGCACCTCAAACTCAGCAGTTAAACTTGCCCCTTTATGTGGTTTGAATTTGCCTTTGTGCTTCATTAATTTATAAGTCTTGCCAGACTTCATAAAATGAAAGCCTTTAGGTGCTTTTAATTTTTTTTTCATGCTTAATATTTCTTTTTAGTTTTAGGCTTTTTGTTTTTTTTCTTTTTACCTTTTGAATGATAACCTGGCATTATGCTTTCCTCGTTTTTTTCTTTTTTGGTCTTAGTAAATCTGCATCGGCTTTTCTTGCACCGCCTTTGCCTGTAGCAAAAGATCGTACTCGGCCTGCAGCCCATTGATGCGCAGATA